GCACTCGGCGACGCGACAAAGCTATTCGACGCAAACAAGCAGTTTCACGAACTGCTTCTCGATGTCGCCCGAAACCGCTTTCTCATATCGGCCGCAGAGTCTGTTCAGAAAACACTTCTGATCCTCGGGCCGTCCACGATGGAAGAAGAAGACCGGGCCGCCGTAGCCGTGGCCGAGCATCGCGCAGTGATCGATGCCCTCCACGCCCATGATGGAGAAGAAGCGGAAACTGCCATGCGTGTACATATAGAAGGCGCCCACCGCGCGCGGCTACGCCAAATTCGACTGACGCCGGCAGCCTAACAATCTAGCCGCCCTCACGTATCAAAACCAAACGGAACACAAACGTGACAAGCAGCATTTACTCAGAAACATGGGACGTAATCGTAGTCGGCGGCGGGAACGCAGGACTTTGTGCAGCAATCGAGGCAGCCGAAGCTGGGGCACGCGTACTCGTACTGGAGAGCGCCCCGAAGCCTTACCGAGGCGGAAATTCTCGCCATACTCGTAACTTTCGATGCATGCACAACGGTCCGCTGTCAGTCTTGACCGACAGCTATGGAGAGGACGAGTATTTCGACGACTTGATCCGTGTCACCAAGGGCAAAACCGACGAGACGCTCGCGCGGATGACTATCCGGAAATCCGAGGAATGCTTGCCTTGGATGGAGGCTCATGGGGTCGTCTTCCAGCCGTCATTGTCAGGCACCCTATCGCTCTCACGCACGAACGCCTTCTTCCTTGGCGGCGGCAAGGCGTTGATAAACGCCTACTACAATACCGCCGAAGATCTTGGAGTGACCGTGGTCTACGATGCCGAAGTCACACATGTGGAAATCATAGACGGACACTTCCGCACGCTCAATCTGCACCGGAACAAGGAGGTGCGACGCATTGAAGGACGCGCACTCGTTCTCGCTTCAGGCGGGTTTCAAGCAGATATCGACTGGCTAGCAAATGCTTGGGGTGAATCCGCCCGCAACTTCCTGATCCGTGGCACCCCATACAATCGGGGCGTAGTGCTGCGGGACATGCTGGATCAGGGAGCTGAAAGTGTGGGCGATCCGACCCAATGCCACGCCGTCGCCATAGACGGACGTGCGCCCAAGTTCGATGGCGGCATCGCCACACGGCTCGACTGCGTGCCGTTCTCGGTGGTGGTCAATAAAAAAGGCAAAAGATTCTACGACGAGGGCGAGGATGTTTGGCCTAAACGATACGCCATCTGGGGCCGCCTCGTGGCTGCCCAACCCGACCAAGTGGCATATGCAATAATCGACTCGAAGAGCTTGGAACTTTTCATGCCCGCGCTTTACCCGCCCGAACAGTCAGACACGATTGAGGGGCTGGGACAGCGCTTGGGCATTTCTGGCGGCAAGTTGCGCGAAACCGTGGATGCATACAACGACTCTTGTCGGCAAGGTGAATTTGCGCCGACAGAACTCGATGGGTTGGCAACCGAACGGCTTGACCCGCCCAAGACCAATTGGGCGCGCCCTATCACTGAGCCGCCATTCTATGGTTATTCGCTACGCCCAGGCGTAACTTTCACTTATCTCGGGCTCAAAGTCGATGAAACGGCGCGCGTCGCCATGGGAGCCGGAAAGCTCGCAAATGTATGGGCCTCGGGCGAGATCATGGCCGGGTCTATCCTAGGCGAAGGCTATCTCGCCGGCTTCGGCATGACGATCGGAACCGTCTTCGGACGCATCGCAGGACAGGAGGCCGCGGCTCATGTCGCTTGACACCACACCACCGATAATAAGCCCCGAGCAACGCGGCAGCGATCCGATAGAGGAGGCCCGGCGTCAGATTCAGGTTTGTAACGCCTGCCGCTACTGCGAGGGGTATTGTGCCGTTTTTCCGGCAATCAATCGCGAACGTGCGTTTTCAGACGGCGACATCACGCAACTTGCAAATCTTTGCCACAACTGCCGCGGCTGCTACCATGCGTGCCAATACACCGCACCGCACGAGTTCGGATTGAATCTGCCGAGGGCATTGGCCGAGGTGCGAACCGAAAGTTGGGAACGCTTCGCTTGGCCGCGTGGCCTGGCGCAGGTGTTCCAGCGTCAAGGCGTCGCCCTGGCCACTGCGCTCGTTGCCGGTGTCGCACTGCTGTTTCTTGCGCTGGCGGCGCTGCGGCCCGAAACCGGCACGGGGTTTTATGCGTATCTGTCACACACGGCGATGGTTGCGATCTTTACGCCCGCTTTTTTGTTTCCAGTTCTTGCGATCATCATCGGCTTGCGCAGCTACTGGCGCGAAACCGAAGGCAATCCGGTCCGGTGGATGGAACTACGAACCGCAATTCTTGATGCAGGCCGCCTGAAAAATCTGTCCGGTGGGCCGGCCAAAGGCTGCAACTTTGAGAAGGGCGACCGGTTCACCAATGCCCGAAAGCACGCGCATCAAGCCACGATGTGGGGCTTTCTACTTTGTTTTGCAGCCACGACGTCAGGAACCATAATGCACTATGGGTTTGATGCTCAGGCGCCCTACGGTTTCTGGAGCCTGCCAAAGTTACTGGGCGTGCCGGGGGGCATTTTGTTGACCGTCGGCGCCGCCAGCCTCGCATGGCTAAAAATCAAAGCGGATCCAGCATTAGGCGCCCCCGATCTGTGGGGGGGCGAAATGGCTTTCGTTTTCCTACTGGGCCTCACCGGCGCCTCGGGTCTCGCACTCTATGCGGCAACAGGCACGACATTGGTGCCCATGCTGCTGGGACTTCATCTCGGCTCGGTATTCACATTCTTCCTTACGACCCCCTATTCAAAAATGGCACACGGCTTCTACCGAATGGCAAGCATTGTCCGGGATGCACAAAAGAAACAACTATGAACGGTGACGAAAACATTGGTGATGATTTCTAGTGGCGGCATTCTTAAGTTTGTCTCCACCCCTCGCATATGCAGGCTCAACTCCGCATAATCGGCCAGCAATCGGACGATCCCGCCCCACTCACGTAGTGCCGCCAATCCCTCGGCGAAGCGCCCCTATCCGACCAAACTTTTTGCCATTGCCGGCAGACATGTACCACCCCCAATGCCGTCCAAAGGGCCGCGGTTGCATTCCAGCCCGCACCCTGGCCCCACCTATTCACACGCCCAAACGAACACGCGCCCGCCATCAGGCGCTTTGAGGCCCAACTCCACCATCCCGGGCAGACCCGCGGCCCAGGCCTCGAGCGCCGGTGTGGCGAAGCTGTGCGACAGCGTGTGGCTCACTTGCGGGTTGCTGCGCCGCGCGGTTTGCGTCAGCGCGGCGGTTGCGCCCCCGCCCCAGTAGTCCGGGCTGAGATAGACGAAGTGCGAGCAGCCAAGTCTCGACAGGTCATAGCCCGCACGCACCAGATGCACCTTGATCGGCAGCCATTGCGGCCCGGCCATGAAGTGATGGCACAGACCAAGGCAGCTCACGCCCACCAGCTGCCCACCATCCCAGGCCAGGGCGGCCGTGTCGCCGCGTCGGGCGTATCCGGCAAGGGACGCGCCGCCATCCAGAGCCGGCAATTCCCGCGCGCGACGCACGTCATCCACGATCACCGCAAGCCGCTGGAAGTGCTCGGCCGCCTCGGCCAGTTTCACCTGTTCATAGCGCATCCGTCATACCTCGATCGTTTCGGCCAGAAGGAAGAGCTGGTCCAGGTCCGCGCTCGTGAGCGCAGAGCCGTCGGGCCAGCTGAGATAGGGCGCCAGACCGTTGAGCAGCGGGCTCGCGCGGTCGAATGTACTCGCCTCCTGCCAGGCCAGCAGGGTCATTTGATCCATGCCGGCCATCAGGGTTGCCACCTGGTCCAGAAGCCCCATCTGCAAGAGCGCCCCCTTGGCCTGCAGGCGGCTGACCCGCCTGGCAGGTTCCGGGGGTGGGGAGACATCAAACCCCGGATCGAACGGCGCGACGGCGCCAAACTCCCCGGCTTCAGCACGGCCAAACAGATCCGACGGCCCGTCGCGATCCACCACGCGCACCACGCCGCCCTCCATTTCCAGGCGGATGGAGCTTAGATCCGCAGTCACATATTGAGGGGTTTGCATCAGTCATTCTCCACGGGCGCGTAGACACCGGGGACGAGGTTCTCACCGCCGGTCCTGAAGCGCACGTTCTGGATCCGCGCGTATCCGTAGTAGGTTGTGGTTGATTTGTCGGAGCCGCTGGTGCGCGTTGAGGCTTGGGACTGAACACTGACACGGTCCCCTTGCGCCACATCCACATCAATAAGCTTACCGGCCCATGCTGTACCGGTGATCGTCCAGCTTCCCATAACCGTTGTGATGGCGTTTCTCAGGCGCGTCACCCGGAAGTAAGCAGGTTCAGACGAACTCGAAGCGCCGTCAAAACTGATCCGGATCGTGCCATCCTGGGCAAAATCAAAGGCATGCCGCGTGCCCCAGGATGTCGACGTCCGTTGGTAATAGGCATCCACCCGACTGCGGATGGTCTCACCGGCGGTGAGCGGGCTTGCCCCGGAGCCGGCCAGCGCCGCAATCGCCTGCGCCGTGCGCTCGGGCGTCATCAGCCGGGTGCTGACGGCGCCCGCCTCAGCCTCCGCCTGGCTCGCGATATCCGCCGCCAGCGTGCGGTTGGCCGCGAGCGAGCCGCCCCCGGTCAGACCGGTCCCGGCGGAGATCACGCGCCCGCTGTTGACGATCTCGACGATGCTCTCGGAGCCATCGTCGCGCTTGAGAAACAGCCGGCCATCATGGGTGTTGACCGCCAACTCTCCAAGCTCCAGCTGCGCTGTGGTGGGCACCTTGTTCGCCACCGCCGAGCGCCTCAGTTTCAAAGCCATATGGCCTCCCTTCTTCTTGCCTGTTCAGACCGGGTATTGCCGGAGGGCGGGATCAGAACGTGCCGCCATCGAGCGCGATGCCGGAGATGCTGCCGCCGGTGATCGCCACGTTGCTCGCGGCCTGCGTGGCCATGCTGGCAAGCCCCAGATTGGACCGCGCCGTGGCCATATCGGCCAGGTCCGAGAGGTTCGCGGATTTCCCGAGCTTGCCCGCGATCCCGTTGGCTACCGTGGTGGCAAAATCCGGGTCATTTCCAAGCGCCGTGGCCAGCTCACTCAACGTATCCAGCGCGCCCGGCGCGGCATCGATCAGCGCCCCGATGGCGGCCGAGACGAAGGCCGTGGTCGCGATCTGCGTGCTGTTGCTGCTGCTTGCCGCCGTTGGCGCGGTCGGCGTGCCCGAGAAGCCCGGCGAGGCCAGTGGCGCCTTGTCAGCGAGCGCCGCCTGCAACCCCGTGACCTGCGAGATCGCGTGCCCGTGCGCGGAGGGCGCGAAGGTCGCCGGCTTGCCGGTGATGCCGGACCAGGCCACCGCATCGGCCACCTCGGCCGCGTCCACCTTGCCATCGGCGTCCGTGTCATAGGTCCCGGCGAGCATGTCGCCGGCGCCGAAGCTCGCCATGGCCGACTGCACGAAGGCGGTGGTCGCGATCTGGGTGGTGTTGGTGCCACCCGTGGCCGTCGGCGCCGTGGGCGTGCCGGTCAGGCCGGGCGAGGTCAGCGGCGCCGTCGCGTTCAGCGCCGCCTGCAGATCGGTGATGTCGGAGATCGCGTGGCCATGCGCCGCCGCGGCAAAGGCCGACGCGCTCGACAGGGCCGCCGAGCCCAACCCGAGCGCCGTGCGCTGCGCCCCCGCATCCGCCGCCGTCAAAAGCGCGCGGCCTGCAAGCGTGCTGTCGCTGATGGCGCTGGCGGCGTGGCCATGGCTCGCCGCGGCCTTGCCATCGAGCGCGGTCTGCAGGCCGGTCACATCCGCCATGGCGTGGCTGTGGCTCGCGGCCGCCTTGCCGCCCAGCAGCGTGTCCAGCTGCGACTTGCGCACCAGGTCAGCCCCGGCCGCGGCATCCTGGGACGCCGCCGGCACCGCGCTGAAGGTCTTCTTGCCGGCGATGGTCTGCGTGCCGGTCTTCGCCATGAAGGCGCCGGCCCCCGCAAGGGCCACGATCGAGGTGGCAGTGCCGCCCCCATCGTCGCCCTTGCCGATATAGAGCGTGTCATCGACCTCGTTATGCGCAACCTCGCCCGATTTGAGCGCGGCGGGCGCGCCGGCATTGCCGGACACCCGGCGTTTGAACTGGATCGTATTGGCCACTAGAAGAACCCTCCGTTGATCGGCGCATCTGTTGGAAGAACGGTGACGCCAGGATCGCCCTGCTCACCCCGTGCCCCCGGCGGGCCGGCCTGGCCCTCCGGGCCCGGCAGCCCCGGCACGCGGACCGCTACCGGCCCCGCGGCAAGACCCACCCGGAGGGGCACGTCATCGGACACGGTGAGACGGATCGGCACGCGGGGGCCGGCCACATCAATCCCGCCGCTCATGTCACAGGCCCCGCGTGACCGGCAACATCACCGGGATGTCCAGGGCAAACCCGAGATGCAGCTCCGGCGCGACATCGGTGCGCACCACGTCGACCACCACCGAGCCCACCGACATGCCAGCGGTGTCGGCCGCGGCGATCCTGAGATCGAGGGCGCTGTCGGTGATGCGCACCAGCCCGCCATTGCCCGTCGTCAGCGTGACCAGCACCTCATCCGACGCCGCCGCGGGGCGAACCTGGCCGGCGAACGTCGCCCCGTCCGGGAACACCGGCCCCTGCGCCTCCAGGCGCAGCCGATACGCATAGCCGATCATGATCGCCGGCCCCTCAAAGATGTGTGTCGTCATGGCTGCCACCCGCAGAGCCGCGCGCCAATCTCGTTATGGGCCACGATCTGGCGCCGGGTCTCCAGGCTCAGCACATCGCTCCGTGACGGCAGGATGGGCTCGGCCCAATCACACTCACCGGTGATCTTCATCCCGCATCCAGCGAGAGAGACGCTCAGAGACACCCCCAGCATCATCCGCATCCACATCGCGCCGCACCTCCGCTGCATGTTTCATGGTGCGGACACGCGCCGCGGCGCGCTTCACCGCAAACTCGGCGATCCCGGCCGTCCGGCCATGACGCCAGATCACCCACACCGTCGTGAGAACGGCAATCACGATCAAGCCCGCGTAGATCAGGCGGCGCTGGATCTTGCCAAAGGCAATCCCGAACAGGCTCATCCCGGCTCCAATCATCCCAGGCCCGCCAGGATCTTGCGGATGCGCTCCCGCGCGATCCAAAGCGCAAGGACCAGCACCAGCCCCGCCACGCCAAGCGCCACAACCTGCGCCGAGCCATCGAGCGAGCGCAGAGACTCAAGCCCGATGCCGAGCGCGGTGAAGATCTGCACGCCGGCCGCGCGTACGGTGGTGCTCTCCTGCGGCGATCCCCGCCGCGCCGGTAGCGCCGCCGGTTCAACGGCCCGGCGCACCGCGACCACCCGCGCCTTGGGATAGGCGGTCACACTGACCCGGTTGCCCTGATTACCACCCAGGAGAGTGACATTGCTGCCGGACAATCCCTCGTAGAAGGCCACGTGGCCCTGCCAGGGCTGGCCGCGCGACAAGATCACCACATCGCCACGCTGCGCCTTTTCTAGAGGTACCGCGCGGCCCCAGCTCTCATAGCTGCGCGCAAGGAGCGAGCCCGTGCCCTGTACGCCGCAGCGCGCCAGAACCGCCCCGACAAAGGCCGCGCACCACGGCACCTCATCATGGGTCTGCGGCACGCCCGCCTCCTTGTAATAGGCCAGAACCCGAGGATTATCCCCCTTGGCCCATTCCCATACGCCCTCGTCCGCTTTCGCGGTCTGATAGATCAAATCGCCGATCCGCATGCCTGTCTCCTGCAATAAAAAAAGCCGCCCCGAAGGGACGGCTTGCCGATGTGCTTGTTTTTGTGTGTTCAGCGCCGCCAGACCGGCCGGGCTGTTCAGGCGAAGCGCTCGTGCTCCGCATGATGGGGTGTTCTGGCTTGCTGCATCCAATCATCCACCGCTGCTGCCACAGAGGGTCCAATCCCTCGCAAACCTGCCAGCTGGATTTCCACAATGCCGGGCGTTCCGTCCGGATCGACCCAGGTGCCGCCCTCGGCCAGCACCAGGGCCTTGATTGCCTGTTCCGGGTCGGCGGCCTGCTCAAGCTGTGTCAGAACCTGTTCGATATTCTTCATCGCACTATCCACCCTGCGCTCGTTTTGATGCATCTTTGCGTATACCAGATGTGACCTGAGGATCTGCTTTCAAGCCGTTGACTACTTCCTGCGCCTGAGCCAGGCGCAGATCGCAGCCTCGGCGCCGCGCGGGCCGAGATAGGCCAGTGTGGCCACCAGCCCGGTGCTGACCGGCTGGGCGAGGCCGAGATGGCTGGCGAGGGCTTCGCCGATGATCGCCATCCCGATGGCGACGGGCACTTCCCACAAGAGCTCGCGGCCAAAGAAGCGCCGCCGGCCCAGACTGACCTCGCCCGAGTGATACATCAGCCGCCCCGTGAAGGCGCCGATCAACGTGGTGATGGCCCCGCCAAACAGCGCGTTGATGGTTTCGATAAAGCTGCCGTCATCCATGCGCGACCTCATTTTGTTGCGGGGCCGGTCACGGACACGCCGCGATCCTCAGTAGCTGCCGCCATCGAGCAGCGCCTCCCAGCCGGTATCGGTGGCATTGCGGATCCTGAGCACCGGCGGGCTCTGGCTTGTGTCCAGCCAGATCATGCCCGGCCGGGTCGCGGTCGGCGCCGTGGCCCCCGCGTTGGAGGAGTGCAGCGCCGCCAGGATCTCGTTGAGGCGCTGACGCACCGCGAGGCCTGCGTCATTGGTCAGCACGTAACTGTCTGTCTGAGCCATCAGGTCACCTCGTCCGCATGCAGCCGCAGTCGCGAGACCACCGGCGTGAAGGCCCGGTCCGCCGTGCGCAGCCAGGCGCGCGCCTCAACCGCCCGCGCCTCGATCTCGTGATTGTCCACCCGGCCCCAGGCCGACCAGACCGGTGTGCCCGATGGATCGCCATCCGTCTCGCGGATCTCCACCACCACATCCGTCTCCGCGCCATCGGTACCGTCAAAATCCGCCCAGGTGTCGATCGGCTCCAGGCGCGCATCGATCTTGTCAAGCAGCGCCAGCACCGCCAGCCCGATCTCGCTGCGCAGCCGGATCCGGCGTACCGCGCCAAAATCGAGCCCCGCGCCGAAGGCGTAGAGCCCCTCGGGTTGCGGCACGTAAGGCACGCCACTGTCATCGACGGCCGTCGCCAGGCGCAGCGTCGCACCCTCGACCACCAGATCCGTTTTGACACCCGGAAAGGTGCCATCGGCCTGCAGGCGCGCCACAGGCGCAAAGGCCAGCGCCTGCGTGCCCTTGGTCGAGATCGTGCTCACCGGTCCCAGCCGGCCGCCGCTGTCCTGGGCGCGCAGCAGATAGGCACCGGGCTTGAGCGGCACCACCGCGATCGCCTCCGAGCCGGCCACCCGGTCCATGGAATAGCTGTTGGCCCATGTGGGGCTGGCCTCGGGGCTGTGGCGAATGACGATATTGCCCGCCACTCGCACATCGGGATCTGCCGCCCGCGCCCATTTGAGGATCGCGAGCCCGCCGGCCGTTTGCAGCGTCACGTCCTCAAGGGCCACCGGCGGCGCCGTGAGCCCCAGGATCTCGGCCGTGCGCGCGCGCCACGCCGAGGACACGCCGAGCGCGGACACCGCCTTGACGCGGATTTCCCACTGGCCGGGGCTGGCGTCACGGATCTCCAGGGTCGTGCCTGCCTGGCGGCCATACTCGATCCAGGCCCCACCGTCGCGGCGCGCCTCGACCTGGTAGCTTGCAACAAAGGCCGACGGGGCCGGCGCCCAGGTGGCGGTGATCAACACCTTGGCGCCGCCGCCATCGCGGGTGATGTAGAGCGCTTCCGAGATCTCCGGTGTGCCCGGCGCCGCCGTGCGGTACGCCGAGGGCAATGTGGTGCGCGGCGCGGCCGCGTAGATCTGCTCCTCGCTGACATCCCAGTCATAGACCAGCGGCGAGGTCTCGCGCAGGATCAGCTCCGGCACCAGCATGACGCCGTCGCCCACGGCGCTCAGATCAAGCCGCGCGGACTGCACCTCGAAGGGTTTGCCCGCAAAGCCCCAGCGTGCGTAATCCACCGTCACCGTATCGCCGGCCGCCGCCTTCCAGGCGCTGAGCTTGCCCGACCATTTGACAACCTGCTGGCGCCGCGCGCGCTCCAGCTCGATCCTGGCAATGCGCTGCGCCGCCGAAGGCGAGATGGTAAACGGCAGCGAGATATCCCGCCACACGGGCGTGCCGCCATCCTCGGCGACATAGGCGGGCGCGGCATAGGCCGGGAAGTCATCGGGCTGCCAGTCGTTCTGAGGGCTGATGAACTGCCCGCGCACCCCGTTGAAGCTGGTGGCCCGGCTTTGCCGCGTGGTGAGCGCAATCCCGCCCTCGCGCAGATCATCGACGCCAAGCGTCACATCCGGCCCCCGGTAGGCGCCTGCGTGGAGGCGCCAGGCGCCGCCTTGCCAGACGCAGCGCCCCGCCATCGCCGTCAGCATCGCCTCGATGATGGTCTGCGGCGTCTGATCGAGCGTCACAACCCCGTTGCAGGCATAGCGTGGCTCGCTGCCGCCCGCGGCCAGCGGCACCGCTTCCGCGCAGATATTGGCCGCCTCGATCAGGCTTTCGGTCTCGATCCCGTCCTCGAGGCCGATCCCGGCCCCCAGCCCGAACACAGGATCGGCCATGTAGTCGGCCACGCAAAGCGCGGCGTTCTCGCTATAGCCCCGCACGCCCGTGCGCGGATCCAGGATGTCGTCCTTGCCCATGATGTCGACGGAGATGCTCGGAATGCCGCCTGGGAAGGCATCCGCAGTGTACTTGAGCCGCAGGTGAATCGCCGCGCAGCCGTCCAGGCGATGTGCAGAGGACCAATGTTCCGAGACCGCCTCGGCGAGATCCGCGAATGCCGTCTGATCCGGGTGGCCGAGCCGGGTGTCGATCTCCACCTTGCCCGCCCAGCGATCCAGCGCCGTGCCCGCGGCGTCCACCGCCATCTCCCCGTCGAAGTAGACCGCCCCGATCGACTTGACGCGATGCGTGGCCAGCACGATCACCAGGTGCAGATATTTGTTCGACGGCCCGGCCTCGTGCAGGAACACGATGGCGCCGCCCTTGCGCACCCGGCCATAGACCATGTCGCGCGGCATCACCGGCTCGCGCACGCTCACGGTCCTGGGCCGCATCGAGACCGACGGCGTGCCCATCAGGGCTTGCGAGGCGGCCGACAGGAGCATCGACGCACCAAAGCTTGCAGCAAAGCCGATCAGCCCGCCGGCGGCAAAGGCCGCGGCCAGGCCGCCCGCGGCCACCGCCGCCCCGCCAAGAGCGACAGCGCCAAGTACAACAGGCGGCATCAGACCCTCCAGACCAGAGAACAGGAGGCCAGCGGCAGCTGCGTCAGCCCCTTTGGCGCTACAAACGCCGCCCGCGCGCCCGTGCAGATCCCGAAGGCCGGATCCTCACCGCCGAGCACCAGGTCTCCGCGCTGCGCCAGGAGCGGTGTGGCCAGCGGATCGCCCAGGAGATCGCGCCCCAACCCCTCGAGGCTCTCCCAGCCCAGGCGGCGCATCACGCGATAAGCCCCGCGCGCTGTGCGGTAGCGCCCGCGCCAGCGCGCCGCGTGATCCGGGCCGCCCGTCAGATCCCGGCGCAGATCGAACGCCCAGGTCGCGCAATCATGGCAGCCCCAGGCAAAAGGCTGGCTCTGCGCCGCCTCCAGGCGTGCCGCCAGGACGGATGTCCAACCGCAAACTCTCATCCGCGCCCCCAGGTGATTTCCTTGTCCTGGATCGTGGTGACGAAGGCGAAGCCCTGATCGCCCGGCGCCAGCGCCTGCTGGCTCTCATGCGTGTAGCGCCAGTTGCGCGGGGTTCCGAGATCGATCAGCCGGTTCTCGTAACTGATTGTCACCGTACAGCTCTCGCCCGTATCCGCGATCTCCGGCACGTCGAGTCGGCCGGTAAAGGCCTGCACCGGATCCGCGATGATCTCGCGCGCGTCCGTCAAGAGCCCCAGCCACACCCGGCCGGGCTTGCCCTGGCGCGCCTCGTCAATGGCCAGCGCCACCATCTCCAGCGGCACGCCCGACAGCGACACCGTGGTGCCGCCCGCCACGACCTGCTGCGTTTCCTCGATCGCGCCCAGCCCCAAAAGGTTGCCAACCCCGGTCCAGGTCCGCCCGGTCCAGGTGATATCGCCCAGCCCGGACCAGATCCGCACCCAGCCCGAGGCGAACTCCCCCTCGAAGAACAGGATCGGGCGCAGCTCACCCTCCTTCAGCGCCGAAGCGATCATCGCCGACATTTCCCGGGCCATCAGAGCGCCTCCCGTGCGGTCACCGAGAAGCGGAAGCTGTCGGCCCGGCTGATGCGTGTGGGCACCGGCGCGGCGAGGCGCAGCGCAATCCCTGGCGCGGCAACCTCCACCGGGCTCAGATCCACGGGCGCCGCGCGCAGGCGCGGCGTGATGCGCAGCATCGCCACCCCGCTGGCATCGGCCGCTGCATCCTCGGTGACCTGGTGCAGCCGCATGTCCTGGCCCGTCCCGAGCGAGACAAAATCTCCCGCCTCGAGCGCCAGCACCTCCGCATCCCAGCCCGCGGTCGCGAGCGCATTGCCCGACTGGCCGGCGCCACGCACGGTGATGGTTTTTTGTGCCAGCTCAGGTCGCGCCATCGAAGGGTCGCGCAGGACAAACCAGCCCCGCATCCCGCCAAGCGCGGTAAAGACCGCCGACAGCCGCCGACCCGACCGGCCCTTGGTCAGCGCCACGTCAAACGAGACCTCCCACCATTCGCCGCCCCAGTCCTGGATCTGCTGGCGGCCGGTGAAGGGCGAGGTTTGCGCCGAGACCGCCGTCACCAGCCGCCGCTCGATCGACTGGATCAGCGTCACAGGCAACTCGCTCATACCGCATGCCCCCGCTGCCGGCGATCGCGCACGCTCTCGATCGCAACCCGTTTGATCTCCGGCAGCGCCGCGCGCAGCCTCGCATCGATCTGCTCGGCCACGCCCATCTGCGCCCCGCGTGCATCGATGTGGACGGTTAGGCCCGCGCCACTCGCACGACCCGGCCCATAGCCCGCTGCCTCGCGCCGGCTCAGCACGCGCTCACCGCGCTGCAGGATCGTCGGCACCTCATCGGGGCGCAGCCCGGCCCAGGCGCCACCCGGCCCCACGGTGCCCCCCGAATGCATCCGCGGCGCCCCGGCAAACACCGCAGCCGGCACGCGCCGGCCCATGCCCGAGAGCCCCACCATGCCACCGTTATGCGATACGGCCGCCGCCACCGATCCGCCGCCGAACACGCCCGAGAGCGCATTCGCAATCGGCCCCAGAACAGCGTTCTTGAAGGCCAGCACCGCCAGATCCGCAAGGATCGAGCGGACCAGGCCCTTGAAGTCCAGCTTGCCGGTTTCCA